GCCTCGACCGGATGGAGAAGATCGCCGCCGAGGTGCAAGCCGATAAGGACAAGCTCGAGGCCGAGCGCACGGTCGCGCTCAACAACCTCCAGGTCAATCTGCGCCGCCAGCAGAAGCTGATCGCGCGCTTGCATAAACAGGTCGAGCAGAAGCGGGCCCTCACGGAGGAGCGCGCGTGAATGTCGCTCACCAGCGCGCAGATCGTCACGCTCGCCTGCCAGACGGCGCGGGTGCCGGGCTACACCGCGCAAGCCGGGCAACTGCTTAACTCGATCCTCTCGGATCTGTGCCAGACCTACGACTTCGACATTGCCAAGAAGACCTTCAACTTCAACTTCCTCACCTCGCAGGTGGTGAACCCGGCCTATCCCAACATCCAGGCCGGCGGCGGTCCCTACCCGCTGCCGAACGATTTCCTGCGCTGCAAGAAAGACGACGTGATGTGGTTCTTGCAGAAGGTGCCGTATCCGATGATCCCGGTCGATCTCTCGGAATACGACTGGTACGTGCAGCAGGCCGGCAACCAGGCTTACCCCTACATCTTCGCCACCGATATGAGCCAGACGCCGCCGGTCGCGGTGGTGTGGCCGGGCGCGTCCGGCGCCTACCCCTGCATGGTGCGCTACTGCGCGCAGATGCCCGACATCGATACGCCCGAGACCAGCGCCACCGTGCCGTGGTTCCCGAACCAGCGCTATCTCGTCAAGCAACTCTCCTCGATCCTCATGGATCTCAACGACGACGATCGCGCCGCGGGCTTCTACGCCCAGGCCGAGGATGTGCTGCGCGGCTACCTCACGATGAAGGACGACAACGCCAATCGCGCCAAGCGCGTGACGCTGGACCGCCGCCGCTTCAGCCGGAACTTTAGCTCGCTGCCAAACACGAAGACCGTTGGATGGTGACATGCAGCGCAACTCGAGCGTGATCCGCATCGGGCCGCGCGGCCTGTCGGACGCGAGGGACGGGACGTTCGCCTTCGCCGGCGCCATGTCGGTGCTGCAGAACTTGATCCCGTCGCCGGGCGATCGCGGCATCGTCGTGCCGCGGCCCGCCGCCACGCTCATCATCGAGGACTTCGCTCCGACCATATCCGGCGCGGCGCAGATCAACGCGCTGCTGGCGGTGGGTCACTGGATCTACGGCATGATTGCCGCCACGTCCGGCCCCTATGTCGGCAAAGACGTGCCGTTCGCTTACAATCTCTCGACCAGCACTTTGGCGACCATCAGCATCCCCGGCGGTGCAGCGTCGCTGCCGACGACGCCTTCGAACTTCGGCGACTGGACGCCGCCGATCATGAAGCGCGTCGCCAGCCGCATCATCGTCACGCATCCCGGCTTTGCCGGCGGCGCGGCGCCGTACTTCGGCTGGCTCGATGTCTCCGGCTTCAGCGACACGACGCATACCGGAACGACGCATACATCGATGCTGATCGACGCGCTCTCGGTCAATGCGCTGCAGGCCGGCTGGCAGAACGGCATGACTATCGGCGGCGCCGGCATTCCGGCCAATACGACGATCACGGCGATCGCCGCCAACGGGCTCAGCCTCACCTTGTCGCAAGCGGCGACGGCCTCCGCCACCGGCGTCGCGCTGACGGTCGCGGGCGGCACGATGGCGGCGCCGGTGTGGGGGTCCGGCAACACCGACGGCTTCCCGCTTACCGCGGTACCCGTGTCGGTCGCGCAATTCAATGGCCGCGCTTATTACGCGGTGGCGAACGGGGTGCAGTTCTCGGACGCCGCCCTGCCGTGCCAGATCACCAATGCCACCCAGGCGCTGCTGTTCCAGAACGGTCTCGCGGTGACCGCGCTCGGCGGCCTGCCGCTCTACCAATCGACGAGCGGCATCCTGCAGGCGCTGATCGCCTTCCAGGGCGATTCGAACATGTATCAGATCACCGGCGACCCGGCGACCAACAACCTCTCGGCCAACGGGCTCGGCATCGGCGTCGGCACCAATGCGCCGCTCACCATCTGCCAGACGCCCGACGGCATGGCCTTCGTCGCGCCCGACGGCTTGCGCGTGATCAACTTCATCGGCCAGGTGAACCCGCCGATCGGCGTGCATGGCGACGGCGTGCTGGTGCCTTTCCAAAGCGCGATCAACCCCACCCGCATGTGCGCCGCCTACAATCAGAACGTGATGCGGATCTCGGTGCAGAACGGCGCAATCCCCTCGGTGCCGTATCAGGAATACTGGTACCACTGGAGCGAGAAGGTGTTCTCGGGGCCGCATACTTTCCCGGCCGCGCATATCGAAGCGCTGCAAGAGCCGACGGGCGCAGCCTCCGGACATGGCTTCGTGGTCGTGCAGGCGGCCCAGCCCACGGCCCCCGAGCTCTGGGGCGAGGCCGTCTGGGGCGTCGCCATATGGAGCGGGGTGGCCACCCATGCCGGGCTCAATTCGAGCGAAGTGACGCCGCTGCTGAGTTCCACCTACACCGAGAATGCAGAAGTGCTGGTCTGTCAGATGAGGACCGTGCTGCTGCCGACCAACGACGAGCTCACCCTCAACAACCTCGGCGAGACCGCGGTGAGCATGTCGCTGCCGCCGCAACTCAACGCACTGGTCACTGTGAACGACACCAATACGCGCTTGCTCGGCGCGGTCGTGCTCAAAGGCGATGGCGACGCCGCCGCGGAATGGGGAACGGGAACCTGGGACGCCTTCCAGTGGGCCGCGCAAGTATCGGTTTTTCGCGAGCGCGCGCTGCCCTGGTCGCAGCCGGTCCTGTTCACGCAATGCACGCTGGGCATTTCCGTCAGCGCGGTGCCGACGCTGGCGATCGGGGCCATCTACATGCGCCGCCAGAAGCTGCGCGCACCGCTCTACGGCGCTCCGATCCTGGTCCCGCCTCCCATAACGGGCGCCGTCGTCACGCAAGGATGATCGAGCAATGGCCGAAATCTGCCCGCCCTATCCCTTCACGCTGACCAACGGCACCACCGCTGATGCCACTCAGGTGATGGCGGATTTCAACACGGTGCGAAACGCCGTCAACACCAACCTCGCGCATAGCGGCGCGAACAGCGACATCACGTCGCTCTCGGGGCTGACGACGCCGCTCTCGGTCGCGCAGGGAGGGACGGGCGCCACCACGGCGGCAGACGCAGCGACCGCGCTCAACGCGGTATCGAGGGCCGGGGATACGATGACCGGCGCGCTAACGATAAACGCTTCTCCTACTGCTTTGTATTGTCAATTTGGCGGAGTCGTTGCTCAAGGAAATTCGCAGTTCAATAACAATGTCGATGTTTACGGAACCCTTGCCGCTCACGGCGCGATTTCGGTTCCCAACGGTGGCGCTATGGAAAGCGTCACGTTGACTTCCTGCGTGATAAATTACTGTTACATAAATAATAGCCCGCTCACGAACTGCGCTCTCTCGGGCGGAAGTGCGGCGGGCACAACACTTCAGTCCTGTGCTGCAACCGGCGGGTTCTCGGTTACTGGCGGGCTTACCGTCGATAGTATTAACGGCGCGCTTACCGTTGCATCGGGATTGAACGTGTCGAGCGGCGATCTAACCGTCGCAGCGGGCAATGCTGTCGTCTCTGGCTCTCTGACAGTCGAGGCTGGCGGAACGGGGATCAACGTACCGAATGGCAACATCGTGCTCGGGGGAGGCATTTCTTGTGCAGGAGCTATTGACGTTGCCATTAATCTCAACGTCGGCCAAGACGTGGATATCGTCGATAGCCTGACGGTTCACACCGACTCCTGTAATAAACTGACGAGTGGGGCATGGGGCGGGATCAGCGATATCCGCCTCAAGAAGGATATCTCGCCATATACGCGCGGCCTTGCCGATGTTCTAAAACTCAATCCGGTGTCGTATCAATATAACGGCAGAGGCGGCACACCCGACGATGGCAAGACCTATATCGGTCTGGTTGCCAATGACGCTCTCCCCGTCATGCCGGAGATGGTTTCCAGCCGCAAAGGCAGGCTAGATCCGGGCGATCAGCAAGACACCGATATTCTAACGATAAACGTTAGCTCGCTGATTTACGCGCTGACAAACGCAGTGAAAGAGCTTGCCGCCAGAGTCGCGGTGCTGGAAGCGGCTGCTGTCGCGCAGGGATGATCGAACATGGCAATCTGTCCGCCTCTTCCTAACACCCTGGTCAACGGCACGCCCACCGACGCCAATGCGGTGATGGCGAATTTCAACTCGATCCAGAACGGCGTGAACACCAATGCGGCGCCGCTTGATAGCCCGGCTCTGACCGGCAGCCCGACCGCCCCGACGCCGGCCGCCGCCGATAATGA